CAACTTGATTAAAAGTCAAGTGCTCAAACACTGATTTTTGCTGTAAAATCAACACTCTTTGCATGCCGTAAGGACAAAATTAGGACATGTTATTTTTAATTTTCTGGATAGTTTTCTACGATGTATTTATTCACATCAATGGCACTATAAATACCACCAAAACACTCCGCCATGCATCCGATTTCCGTGGCGTCAATAACCGCTTTGGAATAGTCAGATAATTCTAATGTATCCAAGTAATTTCTTACCTGCTGATTAAGATTATCAAGATCGTTTCCGCCTCTGTCTATAATTGTTGTAATTTCTTCAGCTGCCATATCGGTATATTTTTTCATTATAAATTCTCCTGACTTTTTGAAATAACTATTTTCCCATTTTCAAAATTTATATCTACCAGACGATCATCTGGTGTAACTCCCAGTGCTTTTACCATTTCTATAGGCAATCCTATTTTATAAGCAACAGAATTCTTGCTCGCATTGCCTCCAGCTTTATTGATTACGATATTTTTTTTCATTGAATTATTCCCTGTTCTATGGTATATTAATTACATCGACAGCGCAAGGGGTTGTTGTGTGTCGTTTCGCCCTGCCGAAACGTTGGATTGAAATTATAATATGGACAAGTCCAGGATGAAAAGCATGAATGTATTTCATGCTTTTTCTCTTTTCCCAAATTTTTTTTCGTAAGTATTGAGACTTGAAACGGACGCGCCGGTTCTACATTCTTCATAGCTTTCTTCCCGAACAATTCCGTCATCTTCAAAAAATGCGATTTTCCCAGAAGATTTCTGAATTACTTCCGTTGCAGAAAGGCTATAAAATGGATTGCATTTTTCCCTGTAAGCTTCTGCTTTTTCCATCATTCCACAAATTCTTTCGAGCTGCGGGATAGAAAACGCTTTCAAGTCTTCTTCTGTCATGATTCTTTTTAAATACCACATCATATTTTTTACTGCGTATTCCTTCTTTTCGATTAACTTTTCTTTTCTCATTTTGCTACCTCCATAAGTGATTTCCTTTGATGGTTATATCATATCACTATTGGTACCAATAGTCAATAGGGAATTGCACTTTTTTTCATTTTTGTTATAATATTTTTATCAGCAGTACATGGAATTGCTGTGTGTCCGTCAGTCCAATGTCTGGTACGGTTGAGTTGAAAAATGTAATTGTACATATGCGCTTGTATATCAAAAAAGAACCCATCACAAGAGATGGGTTCTTTTTTGATGTCTTATTTTACGTACGTCGATACATAGGTAGGATGCGCCGTGATGTACAGTCCGCTTTTCAGCTTATGCATCGGTGTCTTGCCTACGGTCAACGTATCAACTACTGTGAACACCTCGTTTTTACGAACAGTTCCGCAAACGTCCTTTGCATCCCACGAAGCTGCTTTCCGCACATTCAGCTCATTAACCAGAACTTTCACGTATTTTTTCGTCTCTGCCTTTGCAGGTGCTTCCGGTGCTGGCAATTCCGGTGCCGCAATCGGAAGAAGGGCCGCCGCAATAGCTTTCGCGATCTTATATGCACCTACAGACAGATAAGATTCTGCATCGTCAGAATCTACGAAGCATACCTCAATCAGGATACTCTTCGCCTTAGTCTTTCTGATAACATATAATCCGGTGCCGGATTTTACACCGCGATTTTTGAAGCCGAGTGCCGCAATGTTCTCACAGATCTCGATTGCATCCTGATACTGTCTTCCGTTGTACGTGTATGCTTCCACGCCGCGTCCGCCGCCTGCGTTGAAGTGAATGGACACGAACCAATCCAGATCCTGTGCGTTTGCCAGATTGACGGCCTGTGCCAGATATGCATTCTGGGTCTTTGCCGAGTCAATCGTGCAATCACGTACGGTCGCTCCTGCAGCACGAAGATATTTTTCCAGTGCAGCAGCCACATATCTTGTATGTTCTGACTCTTTGATTCTGCCTACGGCTCCAGATCCGGGGCCGATTTTCGTGTGTCCGGCGTTAATTCCGATAATCATATTCAAACCTCCTATGTTATGCATTACTATTTAATTGTAACCCACTTTTCTTTCATTCTTATCTTCACTTTTGAAAGGGAGGAGCCTATGACCAGAAAGGAAACATTGAAAAACGAAATTGTAATGAAAATGCGCTATCACTTGGGGAAGAATGAGCTTGCCATGCTGGACGAGACACTCTCTGAATGCCTGTATCAGATCGAGATCGTGGATGCCACCACACTGCCTGCAACGGTTGAAAATTCTAACGAATATATCTTAGAGCTGTATGAACTGAAACGCAGTCTGATTCTCAAAGAATCTCGAAAATATGTGCAGGCAATATAACTGGAAAAAAGGAGCGGATTTTGTCCGCTCCTTGTGCTTACGCTTCTTAACTAACTGAGAACATGAATAACAAGAATTCTGTAAAATGGAACAATGATGTACAACCAAAAGAATTCACAGTCTCCAGAATTAATCAGATCACATGGGATGACGCTTCCGGACGGTTAAAAGTTACATTAGACGGTAATACAGTGGCATATATACCTGTGGTGTACAATTAATCTAAAATTGCTTAATTATCTGTAGTATACATCAACCTGTACCGTGTCACTGTTGTCATATGCCGTACCATTATCAACTACTTTAAGCCATGATTTATTTAAGTAGATAATATTATTGCTATATCCTATTTGATATGAAGCATAATATTTGTCGGAATTATAATAGCCGCCAATGTAGTCACCGGGAGTTTTTAGATACTGAGAAAATTTTATAGTTGTAGAAACATTTCTTTTTACAGTAATTTCTACACAGATTTCCTCTGCTGTACTTGGAACTCTAGCACATTTGTCGCTTGGTACGGATACAGCAACATCCACAGCACCTACGAATGAGACTTTTGTCCATTCCATTTTCTCAGTTAGTGAATTAATGTTCTTCTGTACATTTCCAGTCAGTCCGTCCAGATAAGCAAGCTCTGTGGTCGTGATTGTGGATGCAGTAATCTTTCCGTCAGAATTTGACAGGAGAACTCTATTAGCGGTAAGGTTTGCACCAAGAAGTGTGCTACCTGCTCCGGCAAGAACACCACCTACAACTTTTTTGAGCTTTCCGAAAATGGTGGCGATGCTCTCACCGCTTTCGATATTTGCATAACTGCTGTGCTCTTCAAATGCGATAGGCGTGCTTGCGTCAACCTGTCCCGTTGCTCCCGTTGCACCAGTCGGTCCCTGCGGTCCCTGTTCACCCTGCGNTTTTACGTTTCCGATCTTAACCTTTGCCATGAAGTTATCTCCTTTCTATGATTCCGGTATGACATAGTATAAGTCACCTGTTTCGGAGTTGTACTCAAACTCCGGAGGGGTGCTGCCATCAGCATAATATACATACAGATCCCCTGTATCCTCTTCTACGGCGAGCGTGAAGAGTCCAGAGATCGGAACGGTTACACCGCTTTCTCCGGTGACACCCTTGTCTCCCTTGTCTCCTTTGTCTCCCTTCAACTCGCCAGCATCAAGCTTTCCCCGAATTATGTCAGCTATGTTACTTGCCTCGTTTGCTGCTGTTTCTGCTGCAACAGCCTGCGTTCGAGCATTTCCGGCTGCTGTATTAGCTCCAGATGTAGCAACATTCGCAGCATTGGCAGCGTCAGTGACATCACCAGTTAATTTTTCGATTAGATCTGCATTGATGGAGTTGAATTGAGCTACCATGTCGTTATGTGTTGCAATCCTCTTTACGTCACCAGGAGAAAAGCAGATGAAAGCGGATTTTCCATCAGTGACGACCGGATCACCAGAAAGAACAATGGCCCATTCTGCCGGAAGCATTTTCTCTGGAAGAAAGTCTTCATAAGTTCCGCGCCTGTTCTGAATTGCCATTAACCTATCACTCCTTTCAACATTTCCTTGATTTCTGATATTTCATCTTTCAGATTTTCGATCTCATTGTGCTGCTCCTGTATCAGTTTCAGCATAGCCGGAAGAAGGACGGTGCTGTTCCACATCTCAGGGCGCCCTTTGTCGTCATAGTCAATTGCCCAGGGATATGTCTCTTGAAAATCTTCCACAATGAATCCAATGAATTTTTCTCCATACCGTGGATCCTCTTTCGATAGATAACCGCTTTTGTAGTAGTAGGTTTTCACCGGGACATCATACAGCTTTGTCGGGTCCATCTCTCCAAGGTCTGTGGATTCGTCTTTTTTATATCTCCGGCTGGAGCTTCTGCATTCCAGAATCGTTCCGGAACTGTTAATATGTACGTTTGGTGTGGCGCTTCCTTTGACACCATATTTGGTCTGAAACATTCCGTCAGAATCAATTCTTGCTTTTTCATTGCCGTTGTTTCCAAGGGTAAGACGCGCGTACCCGCCGGATCCGTAGTACATTTTGGCGTAGTGAGTGCCGAAATTAACCTCAAATCCATCTGCGCCCATTCTCATATATCCGCCATCAGAGTTTCCAATCGTGATTGCGGGGGTGTCTGCTGGCTGATCTATAAGGTTGATACCCACCTGTCCAGTGGCCCGGACAAAGAACGGATATACATAGGACCCGTTTTTAAGAACGCGGACAACAAGAAAATCTTTGTTCGTGTTTGTTCCGTTGGCCAGAAAAACGGATGTGTCCCCACTTGTGTTTGAAAGCTCTGATGCGTTGATATTCCAGCCTGCGATTTGTCCTTTTGTGGCTTTGATTCCGTCAAGGCTGAACTTTCCGACCTCATTTCCAGATGCATCCAGAATTCGGCAAAGACCATTCGTATTGTTCTGGCCTCCCAGAGTCAGAGTTCCGCCTCTGGCCCAGTCAAAATTGATACCAATAGCGGACAATACATTTACAACGGCGTTACCGGAAGAATCCATTCCGGCGTTCCAGGTCTTTCCGCCGTCCGTACTGACCGCAAAAGCATTGGCTGTCATCTTCCAAATTGTGCGGGATGCTGCCAGTGTAGGTTTATTGTGCAGGTAGAAGATTGTGGAGCCATCCTCCAACACTTCCTCTGTTTTATATACGCCAAAGCTCTGCGTGATAAGGCTGGTGAGCATCTGCACGGCCTTGTCGTATTCGTCAAGCTGTACCTTCGTTTCTCTTCTGGACTTAATAACTGCTTTGGTTGTTTCGGAATAGTAATTGGAGCTGTTCCGAATCGGACTTTCTGCCGTACATTTGATCGTCGTATACCCATAGAACTGAAAATCCACATCCGTGATTACAGACTGATATACATTGTTTTTTCGGTCCGTCACATAGCACAGGTCCCCAAATTCCGCAAACGGATACGCTACATGGTCCATTTCAAACGGTCGGAATTTTAAGCCGATTAGAATCCGCCCGATACGGTTCACTGCGTCCTGCTCATTCCCTGTGATTAACTGGTTATCCAGTTTCAGCATGTACCCTTCCTGCCCGCTGGTGTAAGTTGTGTCGTCAACCTCACTCTGAATCCCGGTGATAACCACATCATCCGTGGAGACCTTAAGATTCTTAACCTTGAACAGTTGATGAATACCGCTCCAGTTGTGGAAGTTACCTCCGTCATATGTATATCCGGTCGTCCACGGTTTGAACGTTCCGCCATCCGCCGTATCTCCGGTTGCATATGGTATACTTTTGTCAAACACTCCGCCGTATAATCCCTGGTCAGTCTCAAACGTTGAGAAATCATAGGTAATGATACGTAGACGGTTATATTCATCAACCCGGGCATTTCCGCCCGCCAGCATCGCGCACAGTCCCCAGAAGGAGCGGTGCGTTAGTCCGGTAGGCGCTTCCTTGATGATGTAATCAGAGTTGGCGAATACTGTATCTACCAGAGTTATATTACAGGTGCTGCAGCTGTCCCGCAGAGCTTCACCTGCAGTCATGGGGTAAGACAGCTTAGTGCTGTAATCCTCGTCACCCTTGTACATATCATCAAGCGCCGTGATGGTTATAACCGTTCCGTAGGTCTCCGGGTCCCGCACGGTGAACGTTCCGAAGAGGAATGACTCCACTCTCTCCGGAAGATCGTATTTGCAGTAGACCGTGATCCGCGCTCCGATAAAATCGTACGTAGAATACTGGTCTTTGTCGTTTACGATGGAAAGGGTGATCTGTTTTTCAAGAGCTACACCCAGAGGAAAGGTGCTACTGCCTGCCGAGTCACTTAATCCGTTCCCGGAAAGGTAGAAGTCACCCTTTCCGAGATCCAGAGTCTGGCCATTCGCCAGAACAAAATGTGCTGTCTGATAGAATTTTGCGCTTGTTTCATAAGCTTTGAGAAGCTCGCTGCTACCTTCTCTCATTTCTTCGCTCCTATACTTCTGACATTGAATGACAGAGAATCCCACACCTCTGCATCCTCTTCCAGTGACCTCGACGGGGAGCTGAAATTGGATGCGTAGAAATATCCGTCCATCCACGCTGCCTCTACAATATCGTAGTAGTGCATCTTGAACTGGCTTTTATTCAGCACCAGTTTGAGGATTTTTGATACTTCTTTCGCCGGTGGGGATGTCCATTTGAGGTTATACCCGAACACCGTGCCTATGGGAGTGTTGTGCATATCCAGTCCCATATCACGATCTGAATCTTCTGTGGAAGTCGTTGCAAGCTCCGCCTGATACCCGTCGTCGTCCGGCTGTAAGATTACAACATCTTCAATTTTTATCCGATCCTGCATACAGCCTCCTTAAAACGATGTCAGCGGGTTTACGCCGGTCTGATCCTGCCGGAGCTTCGCCTCACTGATAAACTCATCAAACAGTACTCGACGGTTAATCTGTCCGGTAAAGTGATACGTTCCGCCTCTGTTGCCACTCTCTTCCCGGACAATCTTTCTTATCAGACTCTCCGGTGCTTCGATATTGTTGCCGTGTTTCTGGTCTCCGAGGACTGCCGTAAACGGGGCATTTGCCGGGATCACTGCGCCGGTTGCCAGATAAGGAATCTTCGGTGCAGTAAAAGTTGAAAAATCAAATCCGAAATGCTTTCCACCGATTTCGGGAACCCAGTCCGGGACGTCGAATGAAAGCGTATTGACTTTTTTTAAGACCCAGTTCACGCCAGAAGTGACCGCTGAAAGCATGCCATTAATAAGTCCAATAACTGAATTAATCGGAATTCTCGCTAATTTTTCAATTGTTTGGAAGACTCCACCGAAAATCTGGACTAATCCTAAAATAGCCTGACGCCAATTTCCTGAGAAAACGCCACTCAGAAATGTGATAAAACCGTTGAAAACAAGCTTTATTCCGTTCCATATAGCCTGAATGGTATCCGAGAATCCTTGTATTGCATAACCTAAGACGCCAAAATATTTGACCCAATCAGTCACGAAGACACGTTGCAGAAAATCATCAAATTTTTGGAAACATGACTGTACAAACGTCCACGCTATTTGTGCTTTTCCTGATACAGTGTCCCAATTTTTGTACAGAAGCACACCTGCTACGATTAGAGCAGTAATAGCTGCAATAGCAATTGTGATCGGACTTGTAAGGAATGCAATAGCTGCTCCAAGACCGGTTGCTACCGCTGTTGCCAGGCCTCCGGTGGCCACAAACGTAACCAGAGAAGTCACAATTCCAGCAATCTTTACAGCAAGGTCAACAACGCCCCATGCTGCCATAAATGCCAAAACAATGAGGGTGAAATTTTCAACCGCCGCCTGATGCTCGTCTATCCAATCACTAAGTTTTGTAAGTGCTGTTGCAATTCCTTCCAAAACCGTCACAATCACGCCACCTGTCCATTCTGCAATAGGAGATAAGAAATTCTCCCATAGCCATAACGCAAGCGGTTCCAGCGCTTCAAGAACGGACGTAAGGAAATCTAATGCAGACGAGAACACATCTATAGCCGCTGGGCCTGCATCTTCAATGACCCATTTCCCAAGTGGTAACAGAACGTTCTCATACGCCCATGCAAGGTCGTCAAGAATCAGGTCTACCAATGGTTCGAGTTTTTGCAAAAGATTGTCTACGGAGGCAAGCAGAGGCTTCCAGTCAAGGTTCTTTGCCCAGTCGACTGTAGCCGTTCCGATCTCAACGAAAAAATCAACAAAATCCTGCTTAATCTTTCCGAGACTTTTCTTAATTGACGGTCCGTAAATCTGCCATGCATCCGCCAGAGGAGCAAACATTTCCGCAAAGGCTTTTTTTACCTTTTCAGCAAGGCTCATGACATTGGACTCAATCGGCTTGGTCTCAAACATTTTGCTTGGATCTACACCGCCTCCGGCTCCAGATCCAGACGAAGCATCTGCGTTTTCCTTCTCTTTCTTGTTGATTTCATCAATGGGCGAGAGGTATCCCTGTAACTCTTTTTTTGCGTCTTTTGCATTATCACCGGTCTTTTTTAACCCGGCAGCATAATCCTGCTGAACCTTAACCGCTTTAATGTATGTGCTTTTTCCGGTCAAAGCAGACAAAAACTGGCTCACGTAGCTGGCCGCTGTAGATAACATGCCGATAAACTTTGAAAGAATCGGAGCTACAACGCTTAAAATCGGTGCAAATGCTGTCGCAAGACTGTTTTTCAGCTGTGTCAACGAAGACATCAGCATAGATATGTCTGCGTTTGTCTGCCCGGAATACTGGGACAAATTCTGAAATCCGCTTACCACTGCTGACCGAAGACGGTTGAACAGCGCAAACAGGCTTCGAAATCCAAACCCATACATAAGAAGTTTTTTCAGGGAAAGTCCACTTTTCTTTGCAGATTTATTCATCTGATTCATTCCAGGCAGAATTCCCTTGATTTTTGCGCCAAGAGCACCTATAGCAGATATAAGACGGCCTTTTATGCCAGTCGATTCACTAGTACTTTTATTCAGAGAAGCAATCTTTGCTTTCAGTGCATCATAGGAGAGGCCGAGTCTGGTGTTCATCTGCTGTAATTTCTCTGATTCGGCTATATATTTGCTTTCTACCGCCGATGTATCTGCAGGCTGGTATGCAGTTCCCTCATGACGCATAGAGGCTTCCATTTCTTTTGCTCTACGAAGATCCTGCGTAAGCTCCAGAATCTGGTTCGATCTTCTCTTATATGCAGAAGAACTAAATTTTCCTCCGGCATTTAAAAAATCTTCCTGCGCTTTTTTTACCTTTTCAAGCTTGTCTTGTAAAGCGCTTGCTTCTTTCAGAATTGCTGCATAATCGTCTGTTTTGACCTTTGTATTTCCAAGACGTTCAAGCTCTTTGCGTAGATCTTCAACCTTCTGTTTTTGTGCTGCTACCTGCTGATTCTGATTTGCAAATGCTTCTACGCTCTTCTGTAGGGAGACCTTTGCAGTATCTCCGATATTTTTTACAGACTGTGCGGCCTTTCTCATGGCTGCCTCTACTTCTTTGCCGCCAGCTTTAAAACCATCTGTATCTATTGATGTATTAATCAGGATTGTGCCGTCATACTGGCCAGCCATTTTCTCACCGCCTATCCGAGGATCTTATTCAGCCGATCCATTTCGGCTTTTTCCTCTGCTGTGTAACGCTTTTTCAAGTCAACCAGATCTTTGTTCTGCCTGTACCATTCACGTTCCCATTTCTCCAGATGCTTTCCCTCCATCTTCTTTTTCCGGATACTTAGGGTCTGTGAAAAAAGACTGTCTCCGATCTCCATATAAGCTCCGAGGAACGTCCACCAGTGCAGGTGTTCAACCGCTCTTACCTCTTGCCCCAGAACACGATTCACAGCCGGTAGGATAATGGGTGCATCCTGCTCCCAGTCCATTGTGTGCGGCTTTTTCTTGCCGTCGTCCTTGATTCCCATGTCGATGAACTCAATAGCTTTTTCACAGGCTTCCTGGTACATCTCCGGCGGCATATCGTCAAAATCTATATATAGAATTGTGAGGCAGATAAGCCACGACTCGTCTGCCTCATATTCTGGGTCTGCAAAGTAGCGGATAATGTCAAGAATGGCTCGGAAATCAGTTCGGATCTTCCATTCTTGACCACCTACACACAATGATTCAGGTAATTCCCACGCGATCATCTGTGGTATTTGGAGGTTGCTGCTTTCACACGTTTCATTTTCTTGTCGATACGGGTCTTCATGGTCTTCTCGATCAGCTTGCCAATTCCCTCAATGATTGTCTCGAAGAAAAAATCACCATTAGAAATCATGGTCAGCGGAGCGCATTTTGCGAACACACCCTCTGACACACTGCCATTGAGCAGATAGTCCAGTTGCCCTCTGATCTCATCATCGAGCTTGAGGTACTCTTCCTCGGAAGGATTCTCCGGGAATGTAAAGCCATTGAAATAATCAACTACCTTCCCATAACGTCTGATGATATCCATATCGGTAGGGATAAATTTGAATGATCCGATCACACTGCCGTCCGCTTCGTCCTGCACTGCGATATTCACCGCACCTGTGTCGACTGTGAGTTTCATTTCTTCCATGAGTTGTCCTCCTTACACCGCTTATTCTGCTGCAGTGAATGCTTTGGTTGTCGGGTTAAAAGTTCCTTTCACACGCTCGCCAACATAGTTGACAGTGAACGGGATCTGATATCCGGAAGTATCACCACCGTAGGAGGTCGGGACAACGTAGCATTCCTGCTGGTATGCTTCGTAAGCTCCGCTAGCCTCTTCTGTCCAGAGGTGTACTTCAACCGCATTTGTTTTGAGATTGTCGTCTTTCAGACGCTCATCCACAATCTTCTGAAGCGCTTTGAAGAGGTCGGAGTCTGTTTCCGCATAGAACGGATCAGCTTCGGAAGAAGCTTCATAACCATTGTGCTTGAAGGTCGTCTCACCAAGGATATTTTTAGAAGTCTCTGTGTCCGGATTCAGTTCAATGTTGTACTCTTCCAGATCTTTTCCGAGGCGCTCGTACTTCGGTGTAAGACCACCACACAGAGAACCTGCATCGAGAAAATGCGCCATGTATTTACGGTCAATTTTTCCTGTTACGGCCATAAAAAAGTCCTTTCTACCCATAATTTTTAAAGGGATTTCTGGGTCAGCGGCAGCATCTGTTCTGCTGTCGGTTATATCGTTTCATAGTTATATTCGTATCGGACCGTCAACGGAAGAAGCCAGTCCTGCACACCGTTCTCCTGCGGCACTGTGCCGTAAGAATTTTCACGGGTTATACGCTTAATGATTCGCCCACCGGAAAGTTCCGGAAATGTCGTGAGGCGGGTGTCAACTCCATCAATGGTCACAGGCTCCCGGCAGATCCATTTACCGAGACTGTCAAGGAATGCCTGTACGTTGATCTTCTGTTTCTCTCGCAATGATGCGGTCCGGTATATGACAAAAAAAGGATACTGGCAGATCTGATGCATGACTCCGCACACATCTTCCTTTTCGGAGTAGACAAGTGCGCCGTTGTCATTGGAGAAAGCAATACCGCTATCGTCCTCCAACTGCTCAAACCGGATAGTCTCATTTCCCTGCAATCCGGGATACTGATTCAGCAACGCTTTCATGGCTGTAGTCAAAATGTCGTACCCATCAGCGTCTACGCCTATCGGTTTCAAATTATCCGCCACGTTTACCACCTCCCGCCGTTGCTTTTACCTGCCTTATCCAGTTCTTTCCGTCATCCTTTTTCGCAGCATCGAACCAGTGAGCCTGAGCCGCCGGATTGTGCGTATGGGTGTATGACAGATTTTCCTTTGCATTGGTCTTTCCGCCATACTGGCTGACAAGAACTTTCTTATTACCCTGCTTCGCCCATGCGCTTCCGGTTTCCTCATCAACCATTGTCTTTCCCATATACAGGTATCTTCCCTGCTGGCCATATGCGGCATATACTCTTCCTGTTCCCTGGATCGCAGCACTGTGCGCCCGGGTGTTCTGGATGAACGTGCCGTTGTAATGCGGCATAAACGGAACCATGCTGTTCATTACATTACCGTCAAGCTCATACTGTGCTTTCTTGTACTGCTCCTCGAATCTGGACAGATCAAGCTTTATATCAATGTCTCCATATACGATTGAAAATGAAGGAAAATGCTGCATTCTGTCCATGTGCTACCTACTTTCCAAGGATTTCAAAATGCGGGATTACGGTATATGGTCCTCCTACACTTGAAACCTTAAACACATTGTCATTGAGATTGTTTACATGCTGATAGAATCCGCCACGGTAATCATCGTCAGATATAGGCGCATCACTCCCGATCCATATACCCTTGCAAAAGAAATCCTTATCTGAAAAGGTTATAGATTCCGCCAGCTTATCGTTGGTCTGCTTCTTCCATTCTTTCGGTGGAAGATACGGCAAATAGTCACCGCTGGATCGTATGACGCATATATCTCCCGCATCTGCGTCATACCATCGAACATGAAGCTGTGCAGTATCGGTGCTGTCTGCTCCATATTTTTTGATAATCGCACCGCGGTCTGTAATCAGATCGCACATCTGAAGCACATGCGGATACCACGTTATCTCCCCGGTTGTGGGAGATTCGTAAAAGTTGAATACTGTCACATGATCGTTATACATGCTCACACCTCGCAGATTGCCTTACTGAATCTGTCACTGAACGCTTTTACCCGAACAATATTGCCTTTGCATTCTTCCGGTACTGCTCCGTAAAAGATGATGCTTTCCGGGTGCAACCGTTCAATCATTGCATTGTAACCAGACAAGAACAGTTCCTTTTTCGCCTTGCCGTTCATACATCCAACGGAACTAATTGCTACCGTTCCACCATCCGGTTCACCGTCAAAGCACCATTCGTAGGAATCCGGCGTGCTCCATGAGATTGTTGGAATTACCCGGCAGCCATACTCTTGCAGATATGCACCTACCCAGTGTTTGCGGTAGTGATTGTATATCTGGATAGCTTTAGGGAAATCAGTGTAAGTGCTGAAATCCGGTGTCAGAACGTACCGGAATTTGCTCAACTTATCCACGTACCTGTCCGGCGTTCTCCAAAGAGAATAGAACTGATAATCGTCCAGAAAGAAATGAACAGCTTTCTGATCGGTATTTGAGCAGTTGCCTCTGGCATAATTGAAACCGACAAATTCGCAGTCACCCTCGAATATCTCCGGTTCTATCTGCGGTATGCCGTATTTTCCAACTCCGTCGAACATGCGCCGGTTCAGATTTTCGTACGCAATACTGTTTGTTTTATCTGCCATAATTTTTCATAAAAAAAGAGACGCCACATCATTTCTGATATAGCATCTCTCACACAAACACCGACGATTTGAACGCGGAACTCTCATTTTATGAGTGTTTTCCCCGACTTAAACTATGTTTGCTTACTACGATTATGCCATATCCTTTTGATCTTTTCAAGATACTGTCTGTCCTGAGCAGATAGAGGTTCATGTTCCTTTTCGGAATTTTCTGTATGAAAATATCCATGATGAACATGCCATTCTTTTGACCTCTTGTCCTGCTCAATGACTTTATTTCTTTTGTTCTGTCCATCCATGAATACAATTCTGATAATGTCGTTTCCGCCGACCTGTACGTACACTCTTCCTTCCGTCCGAGTTTCCATAAGTGGCTCATAATTTTTGCCTATGTTGGAAACAAACTTTACATTTTCGTATTCATATAATGAATGGTACTGACTTCCATACGGTCTTCCTTTGTCACTCATACCGCTGGACGATCCCCGACCGCCCATAACTGCTTACGCTTTCTTGCTCTGCTTATACAACTGATTGATTCCGGTAGCCGTCAGACCATTAAACATACCGACCGCAACTGCAGTGATGTAATCCGTTGCCGGAAAGCTCGGAATAACTATCATACCAATTGCACCGAGAATACCACCAACCAACAGCATGATTACCGGAATGCGTTCATCCGGGATTTTAGGAAAGGTCTTGCACGCAAAACCTACACCATAACAGATCATAATAATGGGGACGCAATTTCCAAGTGAGCTTAAATCCATCTTTCTACCTCCAAATCATTTTTCCACAGTTTTTGCACTGCCATATATGGCGTGTCCGTCGTGATCCATCCGGTTCATCGGACAAATACGTGCCGACATGCATCTGTTTTTTATGATTGCAAAATAATCGTTTCAGAATTTTCATAGAGCACCAGCTTTCTCCATAGCAGCAATGATTTTTGGCATCTGGATAGCAATCCAGTCTACCATTTCTTCATTCGTAGCCCAGCTTTCGGCTTTGACCGAACTTACATCAAGACCTGACTCAAACAGAAATGCATGAATGATTTCATGTCTGGTAACCTGCTTCCGATAGATTGGAAGATCCGCTTTTGAGCCAAGCTGCTCCTGGTACTTTTCCATATCGTCAACAATAATTTCGCGCGTGCTTTGGTCACAATAACCATCCATATTTTTTAAGTTCGGATACTGTTCCTCGTTTCCGAACTTTATGTTCCATTCGGAACCTAAAATGTTAATTCTACAGTCCTGCAAAATGTTCATGCTCCTACCCCTGCATATAGAATCGGAATACCATCATCAGTTCTCACTCCCATAAGCATAGGAAGTGCCGTTTTGAGCAGAATGTCATTGATTTTCTGTGGATTTCCCGTCGCTGCATACAAAGCGCTCATTTCCTTTGCACCTGCAGCGATCTGCTGTGGAGTGGCATATGAGATAGACTCACTTCCAGAAGATACAGAGGTCACAACGCCTGTATTTTTCCCAGCTCCGCCGGATGATGCAGTAAGACCAGATTCTGCTACGGAAAGAGCCTGCTTTTCAGCAAGCTCAATCTGGTACAATGTATCCGCCAGTGAGCAGACCGCCTTTTTGATTCTCGTTTGAGCACGCTCATCGGTAGGCAGTCCGTCCACAAGACGATCATGGGTCAGAATATCCACGAAGTCACTGGCTTTGCTTTCCATTCGTAGAAAATCAGATTCCGGCACGACATTGCCGAAAAATGATGTTTTGTAAAACTCATAGTCTGCATATGCCATGCCGGAACCCTCCTTACGCCTTTGCGGTTACTGTCGCATGTCCTGCGCTCAGTGCCTTATAGGTGCTGTCACACTCAACTACCGTGATAACCTGCCCGGTTGGAGCGGTAATATCGGACTTTCCGTCCCAAGAAGTCCAATTTCTGAGATTCTGTCCATATCCGACAGTTACTGCATCTGCTGCAACTTTGTATTTATATACGTTGTTGGCATTTTCCTTAGCCGGATTTACAGTGATTTTTGTATCACCGCTTTCTGTTCCAGCCACGGAATTTACTGTCAGAGTGCCAAGCGTTGGCGTTTCATCAATGGTAATTACTGCGATTGCATCAATGTACTCCGCAAAAAGAGTAAGTCCCATAACCGCGAACGCTTCGGAAACTGCTGTGTGGTAGTTACCCTGAGTGTGGAATCCGATCAGGTTTGTTTCGCCAGACACAGTGTATACAAGGCCTGCTCTCGCAAAGTCAGATTCGTTCGGGTCAACATAGTAAAGTACGATGTTCTCGACAGGGGTAGCGATAACCTGTCCTCTCGGGATTTCACTGTCAGATAACAGGAAGATAGTATTGAATCCCATGAAATCCTTCATGTACTGGAATCCGAACTGATTCTGAATAGTGATCTCAGATGCTCCGAGGTATTCATATACATCCAGAATGTTCACAAATCCAACAACGCCAGTCACATTTCTGTGCATCTGTTTGAATTTGTTTTCTACACGGCCTTTGGCCATTGCCAGAGCCATCTGGAATGTTGTTTCTGTGGAAGTAAGCGTACCGGTTTTCAGATAATCATAGAATCTGCCGGTAACGTCAGTCTGAAGCTGGAAAAGGAATTCATCATCGGTCATCTGAACAGCGTTCTCATAACCGTGATCCTTGATTGCTTCGATAGATACAGCCTTTGCGTACTTTTCAATGGTCATTTCCGCATAGTCCTTTTCTTTTACAACGAATTTGCTGTAAGGGATTTCCTCACCCTCACCAACTTTTCCGCTCTGTAAAGTACCCTCTGCGTATTTGGACTTGAGTACAGCACCCGGCTGTTTTTTGATAGGTCTCATGATACCCAGAATATCACGTAAGTGCTGCCAGTTTCTTTCGAATCTGGTAACGAAGTCAATCTCACGCGCTGTGACATGAATATCATTAGTCATAATAAGATTTGTTTTTGCTGGCATAAAAAAATCCTTTCTACCCATAATTGTTAAGGTATTGGGTTAGCGGCTATACTCTGATGTATAGTCGGTGTAAAAAAAATCACTGAAATAACTGGATATTCTGAGCAATTGCAGCCTGTCTCTCGGACGGGTCTTTGATTGCTTCAATATCTTTTTTGGTCATACTTCCCGGTGTCTGCTGCTGTCCAACGTGAGTGGTAAATCTTGCCTGATTCTGCTGAGCCTGCTGCTGAGATTCATCCACAAAAGCGGATGCGTCAGACTGTTTCATCTGCTCAATCAGGTCGTTCAGTCCAAGGATTTTACCATCTTTCAGTTTTAATCCGGCTTCTCTAATGTCTGCCATAACTGATTTCTTTGCTGCTTCACTGGAAAACTTAACATCATCAAGTGCCGCTTTGAGTGCATCGGAAAAATCACGGTCGTAGATTTTTGCATTGAATTCTTTCTCTGCGTCCTCAGCTTTTTTCTTCCATCCAGCAATCTCTGTCTGAATGTTCGCCGGGTCGATACCGTCAAAACTTTTTAAAGTTTCTTCTGCTGTCTCGGCACGTTCTTTCCAGTCATCACGTTCACCCTCGACTTTCAACAGAGTTTTTGCTACTTCTTTCGCATTTTTATAATGCTCAGAGAGTGCTTTCTTTACATCTGCCTGTTTATCCTCCGGGATTTCAATTCCAAATGATTTTAATGTGTCAATAAGCTTCTGCATACATATCCTCCTGGTCGTGTTTATTGACCTGCCGCCGCAGGTAAATGGATTGAGCCAGTTAGACCACTGGCAGGGTAGCTGGAATAACAGGAATCGAACCCGGGACACGCGGTGTATAAGACCGTTGTTCTACCACTGAACTATATTCCAGTAATTGCAATCCAGCAGGTATCGTCGTCTATGCTGGATTGCGTGTGGGATGCTGTCTTTCCAGCTGCCAGCCTTGACGCAAGGCATTCGCTATGCATGCCATCCCGGAGGAATAACGGCGCATGCAGGCCGTGGGGTATAACGCTTGCCAAGCGTTCCGGTTCGGGCTTCGACCGGATAATGCACACGCCGGAAATTGCATCCGCTTTTCAACCTCCCGGCGCACCTTTTGGAGGATGTACGCCGGTTTCTTTTAAGGACGCGTGCTACCTAAGAAAGGAGGACAAAATGAATAGAACAAAGCACCTGTGTGTAACTTTCGTTACAACATAATTATAATGTGGTGATAGATTGTATCTGTACCCACGTTACAATAATATGTTACTGTTCAGACAGCATCCTTATCCGGTGCATGATCTCTTTCTTTTCTTCCTGGAAATCAGAATCTACAATCATTGAAGACAGAAGATCATAGATCTCCACCATCAGTCTGCCAACCGATTCCATGAGTTTGTCACGGTGCCCCTGATCTCCAATCTGCTTATACGCCTGCTTTGCGGCAATGTAAGCATCGTAGAGTGCATCAACGTTGTGGTCATACCGGCCATTGGAATACTTACTGATGATCTCCTCTGCGATCTCCGCCGTAGGAGCTACCGGATGCTCATACTCCGTACCTTCCAGTTTCTTAATATTGCAGATTGCGGTCGTGAGCTTGAAAATCGTGTCCAGATTGTTAGAAGTCAATTTGTTTATGGCTTCTTTTCTTTCTACATCAAGCTGTTTTTCCAGCACTTTTTGTAATTCATGCATATTTATACCTCCCATACTTTTGCCGTTTTTCTTTTGTAACGGTCGTGAATCGCATCCTGACTCTCCACGATGTATACCATGTCATATCCAGCAGAAATAAGGTCTACCAACATGCGTTCCAGACATTTCAGCTCTCCGTCCACATCATCCACCAGCATTTCCACACGCAATGCATCCGCAATATGGCCGTCGGCCCGAAGAGTAACGGCATATTTTTCGTACAGCGCTTTGGTGTCAGACTCCCATTGGCGGTATTCGTTGAATCCATCCTCGACAGCTTTTTGCTTAGTGGACTTACCTACACTGATCCGGTTTGCATTCTTCCATCCTTCCGGAATCATCTGCACGGATCCTTCGTACCGGTCTGAAATCATCCGGTTATGGTGGTTGATATAATACCGGTTTAGCTCACGCCGTTCTTTCCCCTCGGACACATACTGGAATTCATGGAGGCGCTTATATCCACGCAGTCCCAGGAAGTCGAAGTAATCCGCCATCTGGCTATGAAACATAAGCGCCGCAATCATCCGGGCATTGATCTCTGCATAGATTTCCTCTATTGTCTGCACATCTTCCCTGCTCTTAAAGGTAATCATAAGATCACCTCCGTCATGACAGCTTCTTGATGATAAGATTAGCGTCTTTCACAAGGACTACCCCTGCAGAAATATTGCCGACGGATACAGTCAGGTCGGAACCTGCAGGAATCGGAATCAACGTGGATGCACCAACATTCTGGAACACACCTGCAGTAGCTACGGTATAATCCATCTCGGTTCCTCCGATGGATTCCCCATTGAGTTCCATTACCAGAGCCGTCTCTCCTGCTGCTGACGCAGTAACATTACAGTTATACTGCAGTTCTACCGCCATAGGCTGGTTGCCACGGTTCGTGATTGTAAACAATCCGCTTCCTTCAACATGATTCAGCCATCCGTTGGAGCATGCGCACCGACGGGAACGCACACGGGTTGCTGAAAAAATAACATTCTGGCCAGCACTGATCTGCTGTGCCTCTCTTGCAATAGCATTCAACATATATTTTTCTCCTCTTCAAAAAATAAGAGGGCAAGCCATGCCTACCCTCTTTTGCAAGACTACCTTTTGGTAGATATGGACAATTCATCCAACATGCTCATTATCTTTTTCTGATTTTCCAGAATCCGGCTCAGATACTGGCTGTCCTGCTCCTGTAGATGCTTTGCGAGATCTGCGTTGCTTTCTTGCGATAGGTCGCTTTGGTAATTCATTACCTGCAGAAAAACTCCGAACAGATTCAGCAGATCGAGAGCCGTTAGATCCTGATATCTCACAGCACATTGCCTCCACAGCATCCGCTCCCATAGGCTGTGCTATTGTAAGCGAAGTACGGGGAGCAGGTGAGATATGCCGGAATCGGTGTAGGTCTCACTGCATCCACGATGTTCTTCGTCTGGTTAACCTGGGAAATCTGCCAGTAAGCAGTCTGCAGGTCTCTGTCACGATCTGACAGTTTGTCGCGCAGATTCTGAATAGTATTATCCTGAATCAGCTGTCTGGTAGCCTGACCGTCGGCAAGGATACTCTCCTTAATGTCACAGCAGCACTGCGCCATCTGTGCCTGCATGGTCTGTGCCATTAACGCAGAATCGTACCGGCTCTGCAGGATCTCTTTCTGGGTCTCACAGCAGCAATTCTGCTGAGCTGCCTGTACCTGCTGTAATCCAAGCTGGTTGGTGTACCGATTCTCCAGCACATCTCTCTGGGTCTGGCATGCCGTATTGGATACATTCTGGTTGGTGTTGAAGATATCACGTTTCACAAACTCATCACTGATGAAGTTATCATGTACGCCAGTCTCAACGCCGCCGCGGTTCCATCCGCCCATCATCCCCATCATCGGGAGAAACATGAATGCGATCAGAATAATCCAGATCCAGCAATTTCCACCCCACATGTCATTACTATTGTCATTGTTGCGGGTCACTGCTGCTACATCAGCCGCAGATAACATACCTTCTGTCATTTGGTAATCTCCTTATCATATATTTATCAAGCCGTGTGCACTCCGGCGAGATAGCGTTATTTCATCATCCCGGCGAACTGTGTCGGGTCAATGCCGTTTTGTCGGCACATCTGTTCAAATACCTGCTGTGGATTTTTGCCCTGGCACATTTCCATAGCTTTTTTCACGTTCGGGTTCTGCTGTGCCATTGCATTTATGGCTGCCTGCGGATTCCCATTCTGTTTGATCTGATTGATTACATTTATGGCCTGCGCCATAGCTGTCATAGGGTTATTTCCACCCATGCCGCCGATTAGTCCCATTAATGGATTCATGCTTTGTCCTCCTTCTCATGCGTCTTTTCTCCCAGACGTTCTAAAAGCGCATTGTATTCCTCACGGGTAACATACTTATCACTGTAGTCCTTCTGCTGAGTCTGTGGGGCAGTAAGCGCGTCTGACGGTATCTCTTGAAATTGAAATACCCTTAGTGTTGCGCTTCCCATGTTGTCAACGGACTTGACGTAAAAAAACGGACTGTTGTTGTCCATCATCCATGTTGTCTGTCCTGGCTGCACAATCTGATTTTTTGCGCCGTCAATGCCTGCAACATGGATCCAGTTCACATTTTGTGCCGGTGGTGCCTGCATCTGCTGTGTCGGATACTGGAATTGCTGTCTCTGCTGTTCCATCTGTTGGATGCGCTGCTGCAACGCCATCTGCTCTGCGGCCATTGCATCCACGCCATACATCGGCTGGTACATGTTCATATTGATACCTCCGTTTCAAGGCTGTTTTGCTTCTGTACCTTGATTATGACACAAAAAAAGAGGCTTAGTGGTATCAACTAAGTCTCTAAAAAGTTTACTTCTTTTTCTTCTTTTTTTCTTTTTGATAATCAGGTATTTTATAGTTTTTCAAAAACCAATTTGTAGTTTCAACAACAGGTCCTTTTGCATAATCTGTGACAACTTCATTTCCTTTGTTCGCATCTATGTATGCAACAGTTCTATTTTTATAATCTTTTACATAGATTCTGTTCATGTCGTCTTTTTGCCACAGCTGAAATCTATAATAATTTGAGTCACTGTCGTATTCTGTTCCTGCATATGGACTAGGTTTCCCATTCTCAATAATTGCTACAGTAGCCGATCTTTCAAATGGTGTCCTTCCTCCCCCCCCTCGAGGAAAATCCGCTTTTTCCGCCACGTCCGCCCATAACTACCTCCTTAACAAATTCTTATAATCTTTCGGTTCACCCGAACGCTAAGCCTCTTAATGGACCCTATGCTCATGTTCATGTTTTCTGCACACTGTATCAGAGGCGCGCCTTGTGCCCGCCGTTCAAACAGATCTCTTTCTTCTGGCGTGAAATTCGCGAGCTGTCGTATCTTCTCCAGCTCCGGTGCAGTAAACTCATATATTTTCACTATGATCCCTCTTATTTGTCGGTTAATGCCTTTACAAGGTCGTCCCTCGTTTTTTTTAGACCCTCGACGTTGTTCCCGGTGATCCTGTTTTCGATCAGGTCAAACATACTACGCATAAGCAGATTCATATCATCCCTGTTCTGGTTGATCTCATTGTAATCCCGGTTCAGTTTTCCCTTTATATCCTTGATATCAGACTCAATAGAGTCAAGCCGTTTGTCTATATCTTCCATCGGCTTCTTTGCTCCGGCGTACAGTTTATGCAGCACTCCACACGCCGCCCCGACGGCAGTTATACCAGCGCAAATCTGGAGAAACCCCGTGCAAAATTCAGAAAAACTCATATCATATTCCTTTCGCTTCTTTGTATCGCCTGGCTGCTGCCGTAGCCTTTGCCGCCTGTTCCCGACTCCACTTCGCAATCCGCAGGCGTTCATTCAATGGACGCAGGTCATTTTCTCTGCAGAATTCCTTGTATGCGTCGTTCTGCTTCTGCAGGAGATAGGATTTCTGGTCAAGCTCCTGCTGCAGGCTGAATCGTGTCTCTTCGTCCGTGCAGTTTTCAACCGCCGTCTGCCATCCCATAACCGCACGCTTTGTCTTTCTAATGCGTCTTTCAAGTTCCCGCTGTTTCTTTTCTGCCTTTTCAACCCGTTCGTTATCCTCAGTCTGTATTTCCTTGTACGGGTTATCCTCGTCGTTGCCAGTTCCGCTTCCGAATGAGTGACGGCAGTTCCACCCGCAAAGACCCTCGCCGGTTCCGTATCCGGTCGCACCGTAAAACTCCGGAAATCTATCATCATTTCCGGTTCGTGAATAGTACTTTCCTTGCCACCAAAAATGATTACCTGGATTCTCTCCACCGTCTCCGGTTCTGGCTCCAATATGAGCTGACACAAGGATGATGTCCCATTCCATTTCAATCATGCGTTTCAGAGCAATATCCCCTGCCGCCTGACCGATTCCGGTGCGAACAGCACGCGCTGTGGCGGTCTCTATGGTGTCCTTATGGCCGGACGGGTAAGTTACTGTTACCCCTTCGCTCACGATACTGTCTATGGCTTCTCTGACCGCCTGTGAGTATGCAGTTGCTCCGCTCATGACCTTATTGTAAGCCAGATCGCAGGCATTGATGTATGCACTTTGAGCCGCCGCCGCTGTTGTCCGGGTGTAATTATTCCACTCGTTCCCGGTGGCCAGCATATTGCGTTCCATCAGCCTGACAAGCTCCGGTGACTCCCACAGGGGAAGAGGAGAGAGCCCCGCTGCCTCATAGATCTTATCGTCATAGCTGATAGCTTTCACCCCGGCCTCTTCCATTGCCGCCTTGATTTCTGATTTCTGCCGTTTCGTGTACGTCGAAAGCTCTTTGGTGATGTCTTCCAGTAGATAACCAGCATCCTGCAGGACCTTAATACGCCACTTGTCCGATGATGTGAGCAGGTATTCTTTTCCTCGCCCGATTCGTAACATCATGCGTTCTACGATCTGTTGTATGATGTAGTCATGCAGGTCGGAGGCTATCTTCTCACTACCGGCTGCCACATCACGGAGGTATTCCGGACTAAGCATTCAAATACTCCGATGAATCATTTGCCGCCGCGGCGCATATTGGTTCGTTATCGCATATAATCAGCCTGTCAACGCGTAACCTTCCATAATCGTCTCTGCAACCTTTGTCTGTAATAACCAATCGAGAATGCTCACACTTAAAACAACAAGGTTTCAATCTAATGTTTACTGCCATTTTATTCCTCCTCAAACAGTCCCTTTTCTTTCGGTTGTGCCTCTTCGACTAGAGCTTTTGCCTCTTCTTCTGAAAGATTTTCAAACTTGGTCAGATAATACCAGAACGGAACCAATCCCTGCACAACATATTTCCACCACGTCTGCTTGTCTTCCTCATACGAATAGACAATGTCTCCGAAGTCGTATGTTACTTCATACGCACCAACCGGAGCCAGACCATACAGATCGGCAAATACATTCAGCGCATAGATCGTACCGTTAAGGCAGTCTTCCAGCTTATCTCTGACATCCTTAATTAGTTGGATTGTCCGTCGGTCGTCTGCTTCTACCTGCGTAGCCGTCACCATACCGGTTTTTTCGTTAAAAACAAAATATCCGTTGCTGAATCCTGCCTTGTATCCGATCTGAGACAGTAAGGCATTCATGCCCGCAAGCCTAACATCCGTGTTAAGTTGCGGGTTAATCTCCGCGTAAAACTCTTTCGCGTCATTCCCGAACACATTCTTGACATAGTGCGGGAGTTTCATCTCTTCAACGATCCGCTGTCTTTGCGCCGTTGTCATTTTTCCGATCTTCTCGCCAGATGGCATCAGTAACCGGTCGTCTGCCAGAATAATCTTTTCACTGTCGAAGATCTCTCCTGCATTCCGGCTGTATGCCACATCCAGATCCCGCAGCTCCTCAATGGCTTCTGCATAGATCGGGAGACCCATCGGCGTGTTGATGTCAACATTGTTTGCTGCAGGTGTCCGGAACATACCGAACAGCGGACCGTCAAGAGTACTTCCGTCGGCTTTCAGAATCGGCGGAGTCTCCGGCAAAAGATTACTCCACTTCGTTTTCTCCAGGGAGATCGGATCACCGATTGAATCAGAGGATTTAGAGACGTATGCCTTGTTACTGACAATATATGGTCGCACCTTCTGGCCATCATATTCCCGATCCACGAATCTGTGATATTCCAGCCGAGTGTAATATCTGTCTTTCTCCGTATAACTGTCCTTGAATATGATCCCCTTGATTCCAAGGTTATCATACTCTACCAGAAGCACATCCTCCGGCGTGAATACGTCGATGCTCTCACCGTTCGGCTTCAGAAACACTGTACCGTATGCACATCCATATTCCACCCAGTGCCGGATTTTGAAGTATACGGCGTCAGTCTGCTGCTGCAACCATGTTGCCCTTGCCGACCCGTCAATCTTAATTCCGATTGCCAGCGTTGCCAGCCGTGCCGTTTCCGAGCAGATGGACTTCGCAAAGTTGATCGTCTTGATCCCCTTTTCCGCGCTCACCCAATATGGCTTGCCTCCGTATATTCCATAGCAATTCTTAATGATACTCTCCATCTCCGGGGAAGAAATCACGTTTACGGCGAAATCTTCTTCCGCCTGTTTCTTGAAAATCATGCTGAACCACCTCTTAATTGTTGCTATCAGTCCCATTATGCACTATGCCCCCTCCTCATTGCTATAGGAGAAATGCTGTACCTTAATGCATCTATCCAATGATCGTTGCCGTCCGGATAATCTGCGATAACTTCTCCATTTCCGTCAATTTCATGCTCATATTCTATAATTTCTTTATACGCCCTTGGAGTTCGTACTGGATCTATAACAATAGTACGACATTGTAACCACTCAAATGTGTATTTGCGGCTCCCGGGCGTCACGATGGCTTTCCGGGCTGGCAGTCCCGCATCTCGGAAGTCAATAACACTTTCGTCTTCATCAACTCCACAATAGATAGAATAATCATCATATTGTTTTTCTATGATCTGATCGGCCATTGCTGCGACACGCATTTTGCAACCTCCCATTTCATCGAGAAGAACAACCTTCTCTTGGTTAGGTACATAGGCCACGCGTATAAATGCTTTTGGATCTGGCCACCATCCCCAGTCTTGACCTTGATATATGCTTTGGTACTTCTGAATCTCTTCATCCGTTATTGTTCTAATTTCCAACAATTCAAAGATGTTTGTGCCAAGTCCAACCGGAATTCCGAGATATTCATGTTCATAAGCTCTAGGGTTCGTGTTTTTTAGATGCTCCGCATCATCAATGAACCGTTGTCCAAGCCATTCAATAGGAACAGTTCTATAATCGCTCTTGTGTCGATAACTATCAGATCTGGGTTCATTTACATATACATTCGCCCAGTTACTCCGGCTGATTGGCGGGTTGAATGTTTTGAATACTACAAATTTACTGCCACCGCGAAGAACCGACTGCTGTACTGTTCGTATTTCTTCGATTCCTGAAAACTCGTCAAGCTCTTCGAACCATAGATATTTGAAATATCCCTTACTTGTTTTGATGGACTTTGTCTTTTTTGCTTTATCCAATCCGCGGAATATAATTTTCTGACCAGTTGGCTTATATGTATACTGCATAGGACTTACGCTTGCGCTCCACAAATCATTAGCGTTGAGTGCGTCAATTCCCCATGCGATTTGCTCATAGACAGATTCCCTAAGTGTATTACCAACTTTTCGGAAAATAACCGCGTTGGACATTACACCGTTTTCTGCATCCTGCATCATTAAAAAAGGAATCATGACACCTACAAAAGAAGACTTCGTGGATCCACGCCCACCGTATAGATCATAATAGGTATGTTTTTCGTCCAGAATGTCCCAAAACACGTTGTAAAAAGCAGGAGCTATGACTTCCTTCAAATCAACAAAATTATTGTCCATCCTGTTCCTCTGGCCTTGGAATATTATTAATTATTGTGATTCCACAAAAATCATTTTTATTTGCTTCTGCCTTTTCAATCCGTTTCATGAGTTCTCTACCTGCTGCCATCCTTGTGTCAAGAGAGGCATCAATGCCAAACTGATCTTTTATTTCTCCTCTCATCACCGCAGAATAAAATTCTTGAATTTCTGTCATATTTGCAATTCTTTTATTTTCAATCTTCTTTTGACGTTCGTGTATATATTCAGATATATACGGTTTTGACAGGTTTTCAGCGCCCATTTGTCTTGCTGACCGTTCGCTATATCCCGCTTTTTTTGCCGCTTCCGTAGCATTTCCACATATCAAATATTCATCCGCAAACGCTTTCTGTTTCGGCGTAAGCTCAGCCATTCATCACCACCTGCCATCATTCCCAGTCCGCCAGTGCTTCCCATATCTCCTTCAAGGTCATCACCACATCGAATTGCGATGCAGTATGCATGATCTCATAATCCCTGGTTTTCCATTCCCCTCTCACCATCCCCAGTGTAGGTGTGGTCAAAGTATACATGGTTATCATCCGTTCCTGTTCCGCGCTGTAAAACTGATGTGTGTCTATCTTCACCTGGAGCCGCTTTGTGAGCAGTGCTCTCTGCAGCTTTCTCATGATCTGATTAAGATTTCTCATCTTATTACATTATCACCCCTTTTTCTTCTCTCTCCATCAACACATCTTCCCGTGCATCCGTAAGAACCGGTAGAATTGCTCCGCTGTCTTCCGCCGGTACGCATAAAAATCATCCGCTTTGACCGGGATGTATCTCCCACGGTTGATCTGCGTCTTGTACCCGGCCCCTGTCGTCATACTGTCATATACGGCTACCTCTATCCCATATGCCGAGGAGATGCAACATTGAAACAGCTCCAGCGCCTCCTCCTGACTCAGCTTTCGGCAGTACTTATAGATCTTCTCCTCGTCCTCCGGCCACATCCCGTGATCCCGCAACGTCATTTCCCTGGTCCTCATGCCTTTTTCCTCCCGTTCGTTCATCCAACTTAGAGAATATAGCCAGCAGTTCCAATACAATAATTGTCAGTAACACATTTACCATTTTCCACTCCTTACATCCACGGGTCTTTCCCGTTATATGGGCAGTATGGGCAATTCGATACCTGATTTCCGTTTTCATCCTCCCAAGTATCATCTCCATTCATCCCGCATTCCTCGCAGATGTCCCAGTCTCTATATTTCTCTTCCTTTGTATTGTCTACCATTTTTCGCTCACCACCTTCAAACTTGCCTTGAAAATCCTCTTTCTTCCTTCTTTTCTAAACTCGTCGTATTCTGTTATGGTAATGTAGTCTTTAAGAGCTTCTGTAAGTTCTGCCATTACAATTCTTTTTTGCCATTCTGACATAACGTATTCATCACTTTTGAACACTTCATTCGGCATTTCGGTCACTGCCTGTATGGTCTCTACCCGAACTGTATCACGCCGTACATTTTCAGGCTGTGTAAGAAACTCATTAGGATAATGCTCTAATGCGTAAGTTATAATTGCTTTCCTGATTTTCTCTTTAATCTTCAATCCCAGTCACCTCCCTCATTGAACCGTGGACACTCAAAGCACTTACAGATCAGCTCTCCGTCCTCATTTTCGTAGTAGTTATCACCGTACCCGATGCATTCATAGCAATAGTCATAATCATCGTCCATAGTTATACCTGCCAGTTCAACTTCTGCCCGCAGCACTGGCAATAATCCCACCTTGCTGTAACTCCGCAGCCACATACAGGGCAATATCCAGCTTTCAAAACATAGTTTGTTCCATATTGATTTTTCACAATCTTCCTTCTCTGTTTCTCCATAGCTTCCCGGCATTCTTCTACCGTTCCGATTTTCCTGTATTCATCCCACATTGCAGCTTCATCGTATGTAAGTATTCTGGCATTGACAGGGTCCTTTCTGCCCGGCTCCCGGATTATTCGTTCCATTACATCCACCATATCTTTTAGAGTCATCTGATCTCCATAGATGGCTTTCACACGTTCTGTTAATTCACGATACTCCTGCATATCTCTCAACAGAATTTCTACTTCATTCACCTTCATGGCTTTCCTCCATTTCTGCCAGCATTTTTTCTATCGGATTAACGATCGAGTTCAATACATAGCCTTCAAATTTCTCTTTCCAATATTTTTCTCTTTTCCAAAAAGGTTTTTCTTTAACCTCATGCATAATTCCAACGCAAGTGACAGCTTCACCCAGTCCCCAACATCCATCACACGCTCTTTCATTGCACCATCTAACAAATTCCTTAAAACTCATGATTTTTCCTCCATTTTTTCAAAACAAAACACAATCGGATGTTCTTTTTCTAGTTATCTGTCCTTTTTGTGTAGTCCAGACAGCTTTTCGCATACTCATAATTGTCTTTTGTAATTTTCTGTGGAAGTGCCCACTGCATCAAACAATCGCATTCACAGCACTTCACTTTTTTGCTCATACTTTGTCAAACACTCTTTTTAACGATTCCACATCAACATACAGTTTCTTGACTTTTCCACATTTTTTACACTTTAGAGTCAGTTCTCCATTGTTTGGCCACATACAATAAAAACCATACACATGTGGTTTACAGAGCATTTTGACCTTGCACCCAGTTTTTCTCCATCTTTTAAATCTTTCCAGACTGCATTTCAGCAATATGTATGCGACATAGAGCACCCAACCCATACCTATTCCGGCAAAAATCTTAATCATTATCACTTTCCTCCACATATTCCGGACAGTCCTCTGCAAATTCATAGCTGTCCATATCGTCACACTGGCATCCGCAAGATTCCGATTTGCTACAGCAGATGCAGCACTCGGTCTCGCCCACTGGGCATTCTCTGGTACAATGCTTAGCCATCTCACACCTCCTGCGGTTTCTCACATTGTTCAAATTCTATTACCCAGACCCACGGATTTGCATCCCAACCGTAGCGGTCAAGGTCTGATTTCTTAATGGTTTTGTCCCATAATTCCCTGCCAAACAACTCTTCCATAGTCATATCGCAATATTTAATGCGGCTCGTACACGGACCATCTAAATCACAAGTATGTCCATCTGCTGATACTCTGGTTAAGCATGGCGGTGTAAATCTAAAACCTTCATCCCACACTCCATCCTCGTCAATCTTCTGCAACCGCTCCACTCTCACATCCGTAACCTTAAGCCAGATACGTGCGGCTTCTTTCGGCATGTGGATGGACGGGTGCCACTTCGCGTCTCCACTTATTTCATCTGTTGCCCGATACATGTAGCAACCACAAGTTTTATCCAAAACGCTTTTCTTTGGTTCTTTGGTGCAATTTCCTCTTTCGTCTCCCTCACAGTTCCAACATTCAAAACGCTCCCATGTTTCCCGAACGTATAAAATATCTCCAAGTTGATACGGCGATCTTCTTTCCGGCTCCAACGGATAACCACATCTTGCGCAATATACATTTTCCGCCAGCTTGTCATATATGTACTCATTGTGGACATACTTGCAAGTCGGGCACTCTTCCCACTGTGGTTTTATCACTCTTCTGGTGCAGGTTTTCCGCCCTCCCAGAATTGCTCTCACCATCTCGGTATTGAATAAAATCGGTTTAATTGCCATCTACTCCACCGCCTTTCACAATCTTGATTGCCTCTCCAAATGCTTCACATCTTCCCTGTGATCTTCCGTCATCATAAATTTGCTCACCATCACCAAATCCATTCTCATCACAATTATCCGGCTTGTTCTGTTCTGCTTTCTTCAATTCTTCTAACTGCTCCACAATCTTGTCCGGGTCGTAGGCGGTCTGCGCACATTTCGCAGCTATAACTACCGGATCATTCTCAACTCTTCCCTCAACCAATACATCTGCATCAATCAGCCTCATCACTGCCTCCTGTTCCATTCGGAAATTACCTCACTCAGGTTATGTCCTGCCGGATAAGAAACTACCGGCACAGGACAATCAGGATTGTTGCACTTTACCATATACATCATTCCTCCACTTGACCAATGTTCGATTCTTGGTGTTTTTCCACATGACTGGCACGGTTTAAGTTTCTCCATTAGCTTCTCCCTCCCTGTCTTTCACGCAGCCTACTCTATGCTCATAGCAGTCATAGGAAAGGGGCTTTCCTTTCACTTTCATAACTGCAATAATCTTTCCGTCCGCTTTGCATTTCTTGCGTTTTTTATCCAGAAATTCGCAGTTTCCATTACAGTACATACTCATTCTCCTTTCCACGGCTCCATCAGTGTGCTCCCATACTTCCAAAATTGCTCATTGGATATTCATGCTCATTCTTGTGTTCAACGGCAAATTTTTTAATAAGACAATACCCATCTTTTTCTGCAAATTTGCACTCATCACACCTAAAAATTAAATCATTCTGTTTTTCTGTTTCTTCACAATTCATGCACCAATTTTTTGTAAAAATATCTAAACCATGAACTGCTTCTGTCAAATCGTCTTTGTTTTCATATGTTCGATTCATACTAATCCTCCAATTCATCAATTGAGTTAATTTAACTCGTTAATTGAGTTAACTCGAGTTACGCAAACCGGAGCTGACCGGTCTGTTCTTCAATTTTCTCTGTTTCTCCGAGAATTATCTTACGGAACAGGCTTTCAAAGATCGGGACAGGGATGCTGTTTCCAGCTTGCTTATACAGTGGCATTGTGTAACGCCCTACTTTTTTATGTACCGCAGCCGCAGCCTCGTAGTCTGCATCTGTATAGCCTTGCAAGCGCCAGCACTCCCGTTCTGTAAGGTATCTGTAGCGCCCACCGCCCATATCTATTACCTGCGCTGGTGTTCTGTCTTGCCTTGCGGTAATTGTAAAAGCGCAATCCTTTATTACCGTTGCCCTCCGTATTCCTTTCTTTCCGATTGCATCTAAAATGCTCGGCTGTGTCACGTCATACACTAGCGGCGCATCTGGTAGTAAAAAGTCGTTAATATCTTTCATGGGCGTTTTTATTAAATCATCAAAAGAAAATTTTTCTTTTCCCAATACAGATACTGTGAAAACTCTTTCTCTTGATTGTGGTAAACCAAACTCTCTTGCGTCCAGTATTTCAAAATTGCTACTATATCCCAGCCGTTCCATTTCTGATAAATACAAGTTGAAATTTACCCGCATATAGCGGCTTAACACATTTTTGACGTTTTCCCATATTACGTACTTTGGTTTCCATTCTCCCATTTGTTCGATAATATGAAT